GGATAACGGCATCAACCTCATCGTTAATCGCTTTCTCAACATCTTCGTCACTTGCTTCATCATCGAGGTCAAGTTTATCGGCAACTTTGGCAGCGATACCCTTTAACTCTTTGCGGCTGAACCCGAGCGCCTTAATCTCCTTTCTCGTTTTCAGCACATCTTGAACTTTTCTGAAATACTTGTTCATTTTGCTTTAATTTTAGTTTAAAAATGGTCTGCGAGTGGAACACAGGCAGACCATCAACGTAAAGCACCATGAGCAATGTTCAGTACGTTCAGTGTTCTGTCACGTGCATCAACACACGCTTTCGGTCGCAAAGATAGTTAAACTTATTTGAAAAACAAATACTTTTCACAACAATTAACTATTTGAATGGCAAATATCTTTAACTTTTCAGTTAATAATACGATAAGAGGGGCAGACTGGCTGATAGCCGATGTCCGTCCCTCTGGCAAGAAAAGAAATATTAAATAGTCTTTGCGTTACGTTTGAACCTCGTTGCTTACGCTGTGAGACGTTTTCCTGTCTTTGGCGGTAAATAGTGCGCTGATGGCTTTTTGGACGCTCTGTGACGCTGTATTACCCTTGCAAGGAGAATTCAATAATCAATATAATCTTACATAATACACTTCTACTTCCTTCTCTTTCATAATCGTTTCTCCTTAAATCTTAGATATAGCGTTTGACATTACATAGGTCTTGACAGCCCACTGCCTGCAGGTGTCGTAACTTACTCGCTCCTTGTTGTCTATCTCCCATCTGGAGGCATATCCTTCACCATCGTTGTCAAGAACGAGGACGAGGAAACCCTGCTGTGCCTTGTTCACCATTTCTTGGAAGGCGGTGAGGCAGTCGAGGCTGAGGTATGCCGATTCTCTCTGCTTGGTCTCTGGGTTGAACGAATATACATTGAACTCTCCCTTGGTCTGCTTGTAATAGTCAAGCACTTTCTTCTGACTGTAATTCATTGCTCAATTCTTTTAAGTTATTTTATTGCTGTATTGCTCTGGCAAAGTTACTGCTTTATTTCTGAATATCAAAACGAATAAATCATTTATTTTCAGCACATTACAAATATTTAACGATTGGACTTTTTATGTCAGATTCATAATTTCTGACAGAATTTTGTACGTTTTTGCGAAATCCGCAAGGTGACCTTATTTTCTTGCTTGTGGATAAGTATAAAGGGGGTAATATTATAAACTTTTATAGAACTTTAGGAGAAGAATTTAACGGTTCATTAACTTAACTGAGCCTCAACAAAGTTAAAGGGTGTCAAAATGGCCTTCTGCATCCATCTTGGCACCCATATTGGTGACAGTAAAAAATTTCAACTTTTTGTCATTTACTATTTTCTCTGAGGTTTCTCCAGTAGGCCTTCCACTCCATACATTTCTCATAGGTAGTGCCAAATCTCATTGCCCAATGTTCAACATCTTGCTTGGATGCCTCGTAGCCTAATAGTCTCCAGACGCTTCCTGCACGATGTTTCTGATCTGTTTCTTCACTTACCGAAAACTCGGAGTGCATTTTCTCTGTCAGTTCTTCCTTTAACTTCATGTTGCAAAGATACTAACTTATCTGGAATATCCAATATAATCTTTCATATATTTCACCTGTTCCCTGTCTGAGAAATTGAGGTGGCCTATCCAATTTTCTCCCTTTAACATGTCCTTTGCGTATGGCAGTTGTGCGAGAAGGTTCATCGGAATTGTATCACCTTCTACCATGTTGGCAATGGAAACAACCTCATCATACTCAACAGAAGAGATTTTTCCTCTGTGACATATATCTTCTGCTATATGGAGAATATCAGACTTCTTTGCACAAAATCCATACTTGGCCCAACAATAGCCTCCAACAGTCGCATTGGCTGTTAAGTTGATGCGAGAGAGGTGCATATCTTCATACTCGGTAAACAGACTTCTGAACACCTCTTTAGAGATTCCTTTACCCTGCAGTTCATCTGGGAGTTTAAATGAAACATGGTCAGCCTCAACACCATTTTTCCCTTTCTTGAACGTCCTAAACAGCTTCACTTCACCTCCAGAACTTGACTTGCCAATATATTCGAGATACACACCATCATTGAAGGTATAGCACTTCTTCGAGGTTAGCCTTATCTCGTGGCGGTCACATATATCCTCGAAAACGCCATCAAAGCGTGGGAGGTTGAATCTTTTCATGGCAGACTTATTATAGTCTTCCGCTGACAATATTTCTGAAAATCCTCTGGTACTTTTCAGATTCTCTATAGCATCTTCTGTCATATTGAACGATGGCTTTAGTGCAGTTTCCAGGTACTTACTATTGTCTCTCTGCCAATATGGTGACGTTCCAGACTTTGCATAGGCTTTGATTCGTTTTTCGTTGTCACGAACATAGTCCTTGAAGTTTTCTGGCACATCTTCAATGACGGCAGGGCGCACATCATCATCCTTCATATCCCAATACTCATCCTCGCTCATGATAATGGGAACAGCATAGCACATGTCATTCGGGTGCCATCCAGTCCAGTCAAAATCCTTTGGGTATTTCCCTTTCAATATATCACAAATATCATACCTTGGATGGCTACCGCTCAGTTTTATCTCATAGCCTGTAATAAAGTCGAACTGACGCCACCTCTCCTGCTCGGCAGTGCGATAAGCCATATTGATTTCGGATCGTGCCAGTCGGATGGAACGGTACTCGCAATCATGACAGTCAGCTGCCTTCGCATATTTATCCCAATAGTCATACTTTAGGGATGGGTAGTCAGACAGATAACGAGAGATACGTTTAGACAACGTTATTGCCGACATTCCCTTCTCGATGGCGGTAGAGATAGCGACCTCCATTTCCTTCCTGTAGAGGTCTGATTGCATCCAGAGTTTATCAGACAGGTTCAAGCCTCGCTCCCTGCGTGTCTGGAAGGCTCTGAGGGCTTCGCTGTTAGTCTGGTAGTACTGCTTGAACCGCTTGCCTCGCACCTGTGCCCGATAGTGCTTCAAGACCTTATCGGCCAATAGGTCCTGTATGAGATTACTCTGCCTCCATTCCTCTGAGGTTCCACGCATGATGGTAGTTCCAATCTCATTGACAAACTGAGCCTGTACGTCCTTGACAGCTTCGGCTAACTCTGGGTAGTCCTTGAATGAGAAAGGCACCTCTCCGTCATAGCCAGTAGAGGCGGCTATCTCTGCCATCCTCCTGTTGGCCATATCATAGATGCTCTGAACTTGACTAACGTACTGTGTCAGTCGGTTGTTCAGAGCATTATACGCTTTCTTCTGGTTCGGTGTCCTTACTCTTGCCATTAACTCTCTTCTTTTATAAAGTCTGGTGCCGGCATCGTCTGGAGTCTATAGGCGAGAACGCTTGTCTTTCCATCCAGAATGGCATGGCAGATGCGATGATTGCCATCGGCAACCTGACCTAAATCATCCAATATTATTGGGTAGTTCTCATAGTCTGCTTCCAACGTCCGCTTCATCTGCCAGACGAAATCATCCATGTCATCCAGTGAAAAATGCTTGCATGACATGTCATAACAGGCAACAGGGTATTCGAACGGCTCAAGTTCTGCTTCATGGCAGGCACGTAGAAGGGTGGAGGCATACCACCACTTGTCACCTCTCTGGTAACGGCTCTCTTCAAACGTCAGTTTGCCATAGGCGATGGCAGGGTATTTACTCGTTTCCATTTCTTGGCTTGAAATTGATGCAACTTCTATCACTTAACAGGACGCAGAACTTTCCTTCCTTGTAGTGGGGACATCTGCCCATTGTCGGCTCTCCTTCAATGTTGAGAGTGTGGAACTTAGTCTCTTCAACTACATTCGCACACTCTCCGCACCTGTGATTCCCTATCTCATGCTTAGGCTTCTGCCTCGGCATAGGTTTCGGTTTCCTTGGGGACATAGACGTTCAATCTTGATTCAATGATTGTCTGGCCGTGCTTGTTGTACGTCCGATACTCGATGAGGGATGCAGCGGTATTAAGGATGGCCTCACGTTGCTCACCAAGAATCTCCTTGATGGTGGCTTCCCTCGCCTCCTTCTTGGGCGTGTCTGGGTTGGCCTCCAGGAACTTGTTGATGTCCTTCTTTGTCAAGCCCCAAGCGGTTCCTATCTGCTGTGCCTTATACTTATCCATCTTCTGAATGAGCATTTTCTGGGCTTTAGGTGTTAGCAACATTGCCAGAGAGATAAGCATGTTCGCAATCTTTACACGAATCTTATGTGATGTTTTCATATTGGTTACTCTTTATCGTACAACTTAATGATTTCCTTTAAAGTGTGGCTGTGGTCAAAGACCTCGTCAATGATGTCCTTTGTGTCATCACCGAAGATAGGTCCGTTACACAACTGATGGAAGTCCAACTCACCAAACGAGATATTCATTTCAATCAGTGTGGGCGTTCCATCTTCCGCAACAGCGAAATCCCAAGAGATTAGGCGTGAGGCTCCATAGAAGCGGTACGCCAGTTTCTCTGCCAGAGCAACACACTCAGCGTATGCCGGAACAATACGACCTTTGAACTCTACACCCTGCGGATGGCGGTAGAAGCGGTTGGCCGCTCCATCATAGGCAACTTCCTTCAAGTGGCCGTCCTCTGTGATTCCGCAAACAATACCACCGCTACTGCAGTTATCTACACGACTGCCGTCAACACCCATGCGAAGCACTGATGACAGAGCCTTGACCTTGCCATTACGGAACAGGGTCATCACTCGGATGGTGTTGACACTGCTCGGATTGATGTCTGCCAAGTCCTTGTGCTGTTTGAACACCTCCTGTACGATGTACTGCTTATACACAGATGAGCCTCTGAAATACTCTGCATTCTGGGTATAGACGTAGTTCAGAAGGGTCTCTACGCTATCTTTCTCGGCATCCCAGAACTTCACACCGTGGCCTCCCCACGATCCGATGGCAGACTTAACGATGACCTCCTTGTGCTCCTTGCAGGTTTTGATGAAGTCCTCGACAGAAATCGGCTCATAGTTCTCATTCAAGTACACATCGTCAACCTTACGTGCAATAGTCTTTGGACGCTTAACGTTCGGGAAGTACATGTCATACATATTCTTGTCATCAAGAGCCGTACTGCGCTGCGGATTGGTGAAGTACTCATCAATGAACGCATAAAAGAAGCTGTCTGGGATATACAGCTTCAACTTTGACCTGTCCTGCTCAACGGCATTATAGACATTGTAATACTTCATATTCAGAAGTCCGTCATGCCACATGAGTTTCTTGCTCCAGAAATCCTTAATCTCCTTGGCCTGCGCTTCGGAGATAGGTGCGAGGTTGTCACGTTTCTGCTGTAACAGTGTGTCATAGGTTGCCAGTCTTTGGATGGCAATCTTCTCTGTGAATGACTGACGTGACACATACGACAGTTCATCCATCGAAATGATGTTCTTTACATTCATAATCAATCGTTTTAATTTAACAATATCATTGCTCTTACATTTCTTGCTCTCCAAGGCTGAAAGCGTTTGCCCGATTCTTGGTGGCAACCTTATCTTCTTCACGTATCTGTTCCAAGGTGGTCTGTGCGTCATCAGACTTGCCATAACGCTGAATGGATTCCAACTGGCTCTCGATGGCCTTGCCACCGTTAGCCTTCATGCGCTTGTTAATCTCTGCCAGTTCATCGTTCTGGATAAATGGAGTGAGGATATGTTCAACGTCAACATTATCAATCTCATCAACCCATTCCTTCGGACACATCTTTTTCAAGAATGCCTTAACGACATTACATTCACGCTCAAAGAACTCTATCCATGCGCCTGCCTCATCACCGACCTTCAAGTGGGCATCGGTGAGAAGGGTCTGGCGAGCATCAAATCCGATGTTGCCAAGGTCCTTCAAGTTGTCGAAGGAAATGTCTGGCATCTGAGCCTGCATCCAGTAGAGTTTAAGCATGGTTTCAACATGATACTTCAATGCCTCGATAGCCTGCTGCCATGACACGTAGGCAACATCGCCACCGTTCTCTGTACGGAATATCCTTCTGCTCTCGCCCTTATCCTCCTGTCCTTTGACACCACCAGAGATTTTCAAAACTGGTGCAGAGTTATAGGCAATAACATTCGAGTTACGAGACAGGGTGTATTCGATTTCCTCTCTGAGATTGGTCAGTCCGTCATAGACAGGAACGTTACGGTAGCCGTAAACACCAGGAATCTTCATAAGGATAATCTCTTCACCAGACTGCTCTCCATCTTCGCCTACCTCGGTCAGAACTTCATCCCAACCGCCTCCAGAGAGGTTCTGCTTCCAGATGTAATGGCGGTTTTCTGTATAGGTCTCAAAGAACAGCACATCTTCGCCTTTTGCATCCTTCTTGTGATACTCAAAGGACATAGCGAGCATATCATCCAACTCATCAATGAGAGGGTATAACTTAACTCCGTCCATCGGAGAGTAAGTCTTACACTTCAACTTGTAGTTAGAATCAAAGCCGTACAGGGTGTTCTTCTTCTTGACGGCATACCATACAGTGAAAATCTCGCAGGCTGCATAGTATTTCAGAGCACGTTTCAAGTTGACGGAATCAATACGGACGTTCTTGTAGATCGCTTCTATAGCCTTTGCGATGGCCTGCCTAACGTCATTAGGTGTGCCATCCTCGTTGTTGGTGTTCGAGTAGATACGCTTTACTGGAATGGCAAAGGTAAACTCAGAGACACGCTTACATAACAACTTCTCCAGACCGACATAGATTCTGGCAGACTTCTCAACAGTACCGTCAGAACGAATCTTGTCCTTCAGCACTTCAGTGTCCTTTACAATTTTGTGCAGGGTAGGCTCATAGTTCTTAATTGATTCATCCCAGTCTGCAACTTTAACAGACTTCCGCTTCAAGGCTTCAACAATGGCGTTCCAGTCACCGCTCTTGAAATCTACAACTTTCGATATATCGCCCATCTTTCAAAGGTTTTTGTAATTACAGCCGCAAAGATAGTTAAAATCATTTGAATAACAAATACATTTCGCACTTTTTTTTGAAAAAGCCGTTTAATTTCGTTGTGAGACGTTTGTTTTTCTGGGGTGGGTGGTTATAAGGGTGAATGGGTAAAAATCGGCTGTGAACTTCGGAATCCTTCTTATTTTCTGCGTTTTCTGTTAGGTAATAAGAGTGCGCTTTGGATATTCGAGGTTTTCGCCCTCCTGCTTTGCAGTTTCGCTCTGCCACACTGTGTCGCTTGTGGATGCCCTGTACCTTGAAACAGGTGTGTACCGCCAACGGATTCATCCTAATTCTTTAGCCCCATAACTTTACTGCTATATCATAATTCTTCTGGGCCTCATTGACTGCTTTCTTTGCATAGGTAAGAGAGTAGGAATGACTGCGTTCAATCTTGCCCTCTTTCATTGCTTGATGGTAGGCTGTGGCCTTTTCCAGTAGGTCACGGTAATACTCGATACTCTCTGGCATTGAAAGATTGATGTCTTCGGAATGTCGCTCCCATGCCTCGGCTTTATCACGATATGATTCTGCTTTATCCATTTCAGCGACCATCTTTCCTGTGTTATTCCTTGCGTCTTCAATCATCTTTCGATGTCTGCGCTCTGAATGATGCCCTACTTTGATAGGCTCTCCCAGAGAGAGGAAATCAGCGTGTTTCTCTGACTTCCGGAAAAACTCTTTGCTGCGCCTATCTGCATTGATGGCTGCTTGCTCGTACTTCTCGGCTTTCCGTTTCGCACGTTCCTGGCAGTTGAAACCATCCGCTCTGGTGATGGAGTAGTAGAAGAAACCGCCACGCTCCATTACCAGATTATGCACGATGTGCTCATTCTCCTTGCCATACTTTGTTGTTACTAAAATCGTTTCGCCTTTCTCATGCCTCTCTTCGCACTTTGCCACGAAGACGTTAGGACAATACTTTGAATACGTGTTCATTGCTCTTGGTTTTTATTTGGTGTTACTAAATCGGTTATGCCTCTATTGACTAACTTCTTTGTCAGTCTGGGGTCTTCCAACTGATCAACGATGGCAACCCTCTTGCCGGCTCTTATCAGTTTCGGCAGATAGATGTCGAGGGCGTGATGAGGGAATCCTGCCATCTTCGTCTTGTCAGAAGTCCGCTTGGTGAGAGTGATGCCGAGTATCTTTGCGCTTTCTACAGCATCTTCCTCGTAGGTTTCGTAGAAGTCACCGCATCTGAAGAGTAACAATGCCTCTGGATGCTTCTCCTTAAAATCGTAGTACTGCTTCATCATAGGTGTCAGTTCTATCTTGATGTTCGACTGACTGATATTTACTTCCTGTGCCATAATCTTATTTCCTATTGTTTTTGTCGGTAATGTCTATCCAACCAGTTACACGTCCATCATAAGGACTACGAATAGCCTGCAAGTGCTTTCCGTTCTCTATCTTGTATTTCATCGCCATAATCTTAGTAAACATAAAATTCTTCAACCTTAACGCCCTTGTAGCCGTTATCTATATAGTCTCTCTTCTCTGCAAGTGCCTTGTCATTTGACCAGAACACTCCTAATACGCCTGCGTTGTACGATAATACATATACCTGTTTCATAACTTATTCTGATTACTTGTTAATAACTAAGGGAGCACCAACCCAAAACAGCAGGTGCTCACCGTACTTTCTCTTATCCTTGACCTTTTCAAGTGCTGATGCAGAGAAACTTTTCCGCTCAACAGTTACCTTGCCAAACATCTGATCGTATGTCTGTGCCGATTCTACCAGCTGATAGTTGGCCATCGCATAGGCAATCGCCTTGTTGTCGTAGTTCGTCACTCCTATTTCCTTTCCCTCCTTATCGTAGAGATATGCAGGGGTAATCATGGTTCCTGCGTCAGACTTCTTTCCCATAGTCAATCCTCTTCAAACTCGTTACAAGACTGTCCTCTACTCATGCTTCTGCCATAGTTCTGGCTCCACCTGTTAGTACACTCGTAGTAATGGAGGCCCATGCTCTTCCAATACCTGAAACTCTCGCAACAATCTTTCATCTTACTCATGCTGCATCATCCGAATAAAGGTTATCCAAGAACTTCTTCAAGATGTCATCGTCAATGTCTGACAGCTTCGTTGGCTCGAAGTGCAGGTCTCGCTCCACTCCAAGCCCCCAATTGTTGACTGTTTCAAGTTCAGACAGACTGGTGTAGCCGTATTTAGCTTCATCGTGGCTGTTGATGGTGATGCCGAAGAGTACCTTATTCTCCAAGTCTGCTTCCAGAACGTACCACGTGTAGTTGACACCACACATAAAGAACTTCACTACACAGATTGCTTCCTTCTTCTTGCCGTCTTGGCTGTGGAGCGGATATTTCTGCAATCGTTTCTCTATTTTTTTCGTAACTAATTTCATTGCTCTATCTTTTAGGGGTTAAACTGTCTTTCTGCTATCTCAAAACGTGAATTGGGATTCAACGTCTGGAGGCGGGTCAGAACATCTTCCTGCGTCTGCTCGTTTCCTCTTGCCTCGTACCATGCAGGATGAGCGTAACGCTGACCATTCTTCTTGACGGAATAGATGTAAGCACCTTTCTTGGTGTACTCCTTTCCAAACTTCTTGAACTTGATTTCGACTAATTTCATTGCTCTTTACTTTTATAGGTTTGCACAGGCAAAGTTAGCCAATTATTTCTGAATGTCAAAACGATGCTTCCAGAGATTTTCGGCACATAAACTAAGATTAACTATAGGACTTTCTTGTACTTCTGCTTGATAACAGTTATTGACTTTTGCACCTCCAGAGCGGTATCAATGCCAAGCCTCTGGTAGAACTGGCCAGATCCGTTCAATGTCTCACTGGCTATCTGGATGGTCCTGCGCTCATCCTTCGTGAAGCCAATCTTGAAGGTTTTGAAGATGGCAAGCGCATCCCGCAACCTGCCATCCTTGAACAATCCTATAGCCTTACTGGTTCTCGTTTCCATCCTTGACCTCCCCAAGACCATATATCTCATATCCATCGAAATCTTCTGAGCCAAGAACAATCTCTTCGTTATCATACTGTGCCTTCACCTTATCCAAAGCCTCATCGTTACTCTGGGCATCCACCTCGACAATGCGAGAGAGGGTTTCTATTATCTTTACTTGATACTTCATGATTCTTCCTCCGTTTCTACTAATACTTCATGTTCCTTATTCACTACTTCGAGAATCATCTGAGCTGCCTTGTTGACATCAGCCAGGACAGAGACGATAAACTTTGGCTCTTTCTTCATGGTCTTTATCCACGAATCCAGATAGCAGGCGTTGTTATCCATAATCTTAGGGTCAAAGCCGAGTGTCTGACCGATGATGGTTGCAGTGAGTTCTGCAACCAGTTCCTCCTTGGCATACTCCTTGGAGCCAAACGGATTGCCCTTGCCTCTGGCCAGACGGCTGTCATGACCTGTTGAGTGAGCCATTTCGTGCAGAAGGACATCATAGAACCGCATTCCACTGATATACTTCTTTTCTTCACTTGTGCCATCGTAGAACTGCGTTTTCATAGGCACTACTATCTCATCCTTACTCGGACGGTAATAGGCTTCGTTTGACGGATTCTGATAGCTGATGGGGCAAAGCCACTTCTGGTACGTCAGCATATCGTCAATGTCTGCGTTCTCATACATTCCAAGAGTGTCCTTCGGAGGCTCTTCTACATGGAACTTGGCCTTCAGCTTCTCTATGACCTTCGGGGCAACTTCCTCCAAGTTGGTCTGACTGATGTTGAACACGTTGTACGACCTCAATACTGGATAGTACGTACAGGCCTTCTTCTCTTCTCTGGAAAGTCCATCGAGGCTGTCAATCTTCTCACCGTCCTTGGTCTTGTACACCATCTTCCAGTAGAGTACAGGGAACGATTCTGCTCCCTTGTTGATACTGCCTCCGAGTTCCTTAATCTGGTGGAAGGTTGCAAACAGGGGGTACTTCCAGTCCTTCATGCTTGCAAGGAGGAAAAGCAGGAACGAGTTCGTTCCGTTATACTCCCTTCCTCTGATGTTCATCGGCATTTCGCCAAACGTGGTACCAATCCAACCTTTCTCCCATTTCTTTTCTTTCATCTGTTCCATCCGCTCTATTATCAAGTCAGCGAACTTCTCTACTACTAATTCTGATTTCATTGCTCTTATCTTTATGGTAAGACGTAGATGGTAGTAACGCCCTTCTTCTGGGCTTCTCTCTTAGCAACCTTGACGGCATCAGAGTAAGACATGTACCCTGTGGCAAACGCTTTCGTGATGTCATCCATTGCTTCTCTCCTGTTACCGATGGCGAAATACCACTGGCCTTTCCCTTTGGGTGCTCTACCGAGGTTCCAACGATAGGTTGCTGTGTCAACCTCAATCTGATTCAAACTAATTCTTGACGTTTCCATTGCTCTTTACTTTTAAGTTGTTTAATGCTGTTTGCTCTGGCAAAGTTACTGCTTTATTTCTGAATATCAAAACTATTAAACTTTTAATTATCAATACATTACAGAAGATTAACAGATAACTCTTTGCACATTTCAACCGTTTTGGGCAAAATCCTCATGGTGGACTTAATTCCATGCGGATGGATAAGTATAAGGGTGGCCGTTTTTGGAACTTTTATAGAACTTTAGAATCCGAATTTAACTTTTCATTAACTTAACTTGACTTTCCCATTGTCAAGATTAGTTAATGCTAACGGAGTTTTAACGGTTGCTTAACGATTGATTGCCTCCTGTGGCCAATAACGCTTATTAACAAAAAAAAGTGCTCCTATTCATCACGAACCGAAGCACTAAGAGCAATGAAATCGTCAAAAGAAACGATTTCGGTTGCAAAGTTACAAAACTTTTTTCATCTTACGTAATTACAGCAAGTTATTTAGCAACTTTTCATCATTTGCGTAGTCATAATCATATGGATAAAATGTCATGGCCAGAGCATCAAAGCGGTCTGGAGAGCGTTTCAGACGCTTCTTGATTTCCTCCTTCTTCTCAATGATTATCGAGCCGTTGCTGAGGAATGACCAGTGAATATCTGTAGCCTCTTCAACTAACAGGTCATCTGGAGGCAGTGCAGGTGCAAAGCCATTCTTCGGATTCAGCCAGTCCCTAACACACCAGAAGAGATACGCCCTCATGTTGGCGAACGTGTACTGCTCTGTGATGTCATGCAGGCCTCTCGCTCCTTCCGAGTTCTTGCAGGAATATGAGTTATAATACTCCAACTCCTGCAGTCGGGAATATACACCTGCGCCCTCACCGATGGTATCAACGAACGCCTTGGCTTTCTCATCTTGCAGATAGATGACGGTCTTTCCTGCTATCTTCATGTGGTCGGCATTTCCTCCAGACTGATGAACCTCGATTTTCGGAACCCATGATCCGTAACGAGGCAACAGAACGCTACAGTCTCTACCCATGCCTGCGACATCGACACCGACACGTGCGTGTTTCTTGGTGGTAAATCCTTCCTCCTTCAACTTATGCCAACGCTTGATGGCCAGTTCCACCCATTCGTAAGGGATAAGGATATCCTCAGACACTTTCGGAAACATGCCAAGCACCTTGACACGAAACAGGTCGTTAGGACGGTAGAAAGCACCTTCCCAACGGAAGTCACCCATGCCTTCATCAAACTCATCTTGACGGATGGGGGTTGCCCAGTTATCCACCTTATCCTTCACCCATTCGTAGTCCACCTGTCCGGGAATGATATTCTTCTTCTTTACCACGTTCTCTGCGTTGAGGCTGTTTAGACGGAACTTCTTAAAACGTGGTGACTTCATGGCTTTCGCTGCGTAGCCTGTTGT